ATCCATGATTTACCTACGCCACGGAAGGCTTCGATAAGTATACGCTTGTCATTACCCTGTAGAAAATCTGCGATATCGTACTGTATCGGAGTTGGGGGTGGAAGTGTTAGGTGTTGCCAAGCTAAATATAAAAAATTTTTAAAGTTTTTAACTTGAGCAACTTGAGTTTCACTCTTCATCAAATGGTAGACTCTCTGTTAGTACGTTTTTAGGTTCATCTTTTATTTCTACGCCATAGGCTCTAGTAATATCTAGACAAACTTTTAATTCACTGGCAGTTAGTTCTGCACCAGATTTTAATAATTGATATGCTTTGTTTACCATCATTTGAGGTAAAGCATCTTGTTGTGCTTCAAAAGAATTAGCACCGCAAGTGCATAGTTTTTTAGTTTCAAGCTGCACAACTTTTGGGTCAGAAGGCCAATCAATATCACTCATGTATTATTCCTTTTTATTTTTTACCAAACATTTTAGACGCACCTTTTATTCCAAAAGATGCACTCACAATAATTCCTAAAGTATATTTATACCAATCGGGGGTTAGGGCGAGAGCTGCAAACCCACGCTCAACGTATTCAACTGTCCACGGCAAAAAACAAAGTAGCAATGGAATCGAAAATAAAATTGTTAAATACTCATCTTTCCAGGATTCTTTAGAACCTTTTATAGCTTCTACATCCCAAGCGATTTCGCCAGTAATTTGTTTTTCCATTAATGATGTTTCAGCTTCAATCTTAACTAGCTTCTGCTTTGCTTTAGCTTTCTTAGTGTCGATGTAGCCTTCAACTGCACTACTAGCAACACCAAACAAGCCCTGTAGTAATACGTTAATCATTGTTTCTCCTATATATATTCTACTATTGTTGATATTGAGGGGTTGTGACGAGTGTCAGAGGTAGGGAAATACGTCTTAGTTGTAGTTTCTTTTCGTATTCTACGACCACCATCGGGGTCTATTTCTTCGTAAATCTTTTCTTCTACTTCTTTTAATAAGGTTTTCATTGTAACGTGCCTTTCAAAAATATTATCCAATAGTATAAAGCAGCTAATGCAATTAAAGTAATGACTATTGAACTAATAATCATAAACAAGCGTTCCTTGCGGTCAGCTTCTTCTTGTAAAGCTTTCTTTATAAGCACACGTTCATTGGCAATCTCTGCCTGTAATCTTTCCCATTGTCCGGGTTTTCCAAAATATAAAAATGCTTTTCGTAATTCTGCTCGCATATCTTCTAGTTTTTCTTTTTGAAAATGTTTTTCGATAGCTGAGTCTTCTGCAAGTGAGAACTTTGCTTTTTTCTTACGGGCTTCGCCCCATTGTAATTCAGCTTCTCCCTTGGCATAGCGTGACACCGCACCCGATAATGAGGACAAATCCCTGCCCATTTGGATGCCCTTCATAATTGCAGAATGCCCCGCAGATAATGCGGCAAATGCTGAAATAGGGTCTATCATAGAGTTTTACCCTACCTTTCTTTAATTATGCTTTTATGTTTTCCATGCTTTTTACAACACCTTTAGGTATTACTTGGCATCTACCAAATAAATCATCATCATCTTCTGTGGCCTTATCCGCAGCAAGAACGATGTAGTCTTCGTTTTGTTTTATTAAATAGCCAATTGAATCAATAGAAGCAGGTGTTTCTTTTAGCAGTTCTTCTTTTGATTGCCATGAGCCATCAGATGTTTCGACAGTATCTATCCAAACAACTTTAACTAAGGGGAATGTCATACAAGCTTTGTCATTAGTACAATTGCTAAACCGATAAAAGAAACTGTAGACAACATAATCATGGCTTCTAGTCTCCATAATCTTTTATCTAACGCTTCTAGTTTATCGTTCACCATTTGATACCTCACTGCACATTCCTTTTCATGGGCATCTAATTCCATTTGAACTTGCAGTTCTGGGTTCATTGCTTGCACCATCTTCATCCTTCAATTACTCACCTTCGTTTGGTGGAGTATAGCCTGTCATTGCTGTTACTTGTGCTTGTGTAAGGCCAAGTTCAATTAACTTATCATTACCTTCTTTTGCATCAACTTCTTGTTGTGCTTTCTTTTTTTCTAAATCGTCATAGACTTTTTTATCTTCTGCATCCAACGCTTCTTTTGCTGCAATTTCTTCAGCCGTCATATCTTTTTCTTCAACACCATCTGGTGTAACAATTGCCATTTTCATTTTTTATCTCCTATTTTATTCCATAAATGTTAACAGTACCTGCACTAAATGAGCCACTACCACTTCTATCAAATTGTATTCCTGCGTTGCTATTACTGTATGATGTTGATGCTCTTTGCCATCCACAAGCACTAAATCCGTCTATTTGCCCACCTGATTCTCTACCTACACCTGTAAAATAAACACTGGTCTGTTCAGCCGCAGCTAAGTTTTCATGGCTAAACTGCATTTCAGCTTGTCCATGATACCCTTGTCCAAGGCTGTTGGTACTGTGTGGCCGCCAACCACTTATATCATGACCACCGTGGGTATTGGTTGTTGCAGTGCCACTTGTGTAATAGTGAATAGAAGTCCAATCATAACTATTAGTTTGTGCATTCCCACTATCATTAATAAGTCTTACAGTAGGATAATCAGCAGCATTAGTGAATCTTAGGTAGCTTCTAACAAGGTAAAATTTGTAAGCACTATTTATCCAACCTGTTATGTTAAATGAAGTTACATTACTACTAATAGTGTAACTTGTAAGTTTGACCATATCAGAACTAATTGTTCCAAATTCCGTGCCATTTGCCCCAGAGTTCACTTGTAGAACTTGACCCGCTGTTCCTAAAGATTGCCCCGCAATATTACCAGTGGCATCAGAAACAAGAATCTTGTTATTTCCAACCGCAAGACTTGTACCTTTGCTCATGTATTTCCAATAACTGCTATTTTCTGTGCCAGAAGTTGACGGTGCTTGGTTAGAACCACTTGCTACTGCAATGTAAGTTGATAGTACGCCACTGTCGGTATACTGAACGAAATCATCGACAGCATATGTGGTTGCACTAGACCACGTTCCTTTATTGACAGGTTTAATCCTGCCAAGATTTACTGTTGCCATACTATTATCTCCTTTATTATATGGTTACAACCAATTCGCCAGAAGCGTTGATTGAAAATGTTAGATTAGCTGAAGCCCAAAAACTTTCGTCATATATATCTGTGGCTGTATTATTAGCGTTAGATACCGAAATGTTATCTGCTCCATTGTTTGTTGTAGTGAGAACTAAGTCTTCCTTGACACCGTCACCATCAGTATCAACATAATTAAAACCATAAAATTCAGTTGAACCTGCGTCACCAAACGTAAGTTCAGTTCCACCTGCATTTACTACAACTGCCTTTTCAGCATTTGCACTTAGGTTACTGACGATGTCAGCTAAATCTCTGGCTTTACTCATCGGTTACTCCTTTGGGTATTTATCTTTGACAGCTTTGATGTCGGCTTTCCAAGCATCTAAACCTTCATGGTATATTTTGTCTAGTTGTTCACCTATTGAAGGATATGCATTTGCTCTTTCACCTTGATATCGTTTAGACAAGAAATCAATAATCCAAACAACCGCAGCTTCTTTTAGTTTTGCTTCTGTTGGTAAATCATCACCACCTTCATAAGTTTTGACAAGTAATTCATAATTAGATGGGTTTGCCCCCGATAAAGTTTTATTTAATTGTTTCATTCCACTATTAAGAATGTAAAGTTTAGGGTAACTACCTGTTACCCCATTAATAGTAATATCATCATACATTTCTTCTAACATTATACTGCCTCCATTTTAGTTATTGTGGCTCTAAACAAGCTATTATTTTTCACTACTCCACTAACAGTATAGTTTCCTAAAGTATGAGCGGTGGTTGTGGAGAAAATCCCCATAGCACCATCCGCAGAAAATCTAAAAGAGTATTGTTTGTTGGTTTCTAAATAATACAAAGCATCCGATTCATTTAGTCCTGCACCTTGACTAGCTACATATCCCACCATTGGTGCTGTTTCGTTTATTGAACCTGTAAAACCTGCATTTGGTTTTTTAGCAAACGATGAAGAAGATTCATCATAAATAAACGGGCCGCAATAGTGGTTGGGAACGTGGTTAGTAAAGTGTACATTTAGTGTGTATACGCCTGTTGCTGCTACATTAAATGTATTAGTACCTACTGATGCTAAAACACTGTATGGGTCATAGCTTTCGTTAAATGGCATTAACATTCTGTCACCAGTTCCAGGATTTGCTGCACCCCATAAATCACGAAAATTTGCTGAGGAATCAATATAAGCAAAGAAAGCTATTCCAGACCTGTTTGTAGGAATATTTCCAAATTCAAAACCATTAGCACCAGAGTTAACCTTTAGTGATTGACCTGCTGTACCAATTGCTTGGCCTGTAACAACGCCACTAGCGTTAGTAGTAACAACTTTATTATTGCCGACAGATAGCGTAGTTCCACCTGCCATTTTATTCCAGTAAGTAGTGTTTACTGTTCCGCCACTTGAAGGTGTTTGTCCAGATACATTACTAGTGTTAACATAAATATAAGAACTTAGTTCGCCACTATCGGTAAATTGGACAACATCTTTGCTTTCGTAGGTAGTTCCCGCTGCATACGTTCCCTTCCATACTAGGGCAACTTTGCCCAAATCGATTGTAGCCATTATTTTCTCCTTGTTAGACTGTTGCTATTAGATGACCACTGGCATTCAAAGACCATGAAAAACCAGTCGCTGCATATAGCACATCATCAAAAGCACCATATGTTGCAGAGTTGATACTATCTACTCCGCCATTCGTTGTAGTGACTGTTAGTGAATCCAGGATACCGTCACTGTTAGTATCACTCATATTGAATCCATATACTTCCGCAGAACTTGCATTTGCAAATTGCAATGCATTCCCTGCTCCATTAACAACAAGGGCTTGCCCCGCTGTTCCTAAACTAGTTAATCCAGTACCACCTTTAGTAGTTGGTACAGTTGGTAAACGTCCTGTTCCTATTGTGCCAGATGTGATGTTAGTAGCATTTAGGTTAGCCACGGCAAACGTGCCGTAGGCAATTGCATCTACGATATCACCAATTTGTAATGTGTTTGCAAATACTAAACTTGAACCAGAAGTAACAGTTACGTCTGACCCGTTTCGCATCTTCACGCCATTTAAAAATACGTCAATAAAATTTGCATCGTATGCTAGATTATTTCCGTTAGCATCATTACCAGTTATCGTTGTACCTGCACTGGCAACAGTAAACTGAAAACGGTCAGCCGTGCCATTTACGGAACTACCCGCAGACTGCCAACCAGAAGCTGTAGCATAAACTTTTAGAATATTTGAATTGGAATCAAAATATAGCATTCCGTTTGCTAGAGCTGCACCTGTTCCTGTTTGTGTGGGAGCAGTGCCAAAAGCACCTAGGTATGTTTGACTAAAAGCATTAACATTAGTAAGGTTAGTTGCTACGGTATTCACATTGGTAATAGCACCACCAACTAAACCTACGTTAGTGTTAGCATTAGCAACTATTGTAACATTACCATCATTGTTTGCGACAGTCGTTACATTAGCGTCAATTACTGCAACTTTACTTACATTGGTATCATTATTGGCTACGGTTGTTACGTTAGCATCAATATTAGCAACCTTAGTTACATTAGCATCGATGACCGCAACTTTGGTTACGTTAGCATCGATGTTAGCTACTTTAGTTACGTTAGCATCAATATTAGCAACTTTAGTTACATTAGCATCATTAGCACCAACAATATTAACATTAGCAATGTTGTTTGATACTGTGTCTATTTCTGATGTAGCTTCATTAAGGTCATCTGCTACGGTTTCAATTTCTGATACGGCTTCTGCTAAATCATTTGCTACTGCTATAACTTTTGTAATGTCTGTAGCTACTGTATTTACTGAACCAATGTTAGTGCCTACAAGATTAACATTTGCAATGTCAGTCGATACATTAGTAATTTCTGTAGTCTTTGCAGCTACGTTAGATATCTCTGTATTTATACCTGCAACTGTTGTTAAATTTGTTTTGTCAGATGATGATAACCATACTGTTTCTAAGTAATTCTTTGTGGCAACATCTTGGGCTGAAGTTGGGTCAGCTACATTTGTAATTCTTAGGTTGCCCGCAGTCCATTGGAAGTTACTGGCATCAACACCAATAACGTCATTAGCTTTGTCAATAGACTCTTGAGACATGAAGAAGGCTTGTTGTGAATCTGTATCCAAGTCACCTTCGGTAAGAACTGAACCTTCCGCATAGTCAACCAGTTTAGAATCTTGGCTTGTAGCACGGGTAATCTGAATAGCTGTTCCAGAGGCAGGTGCAGTGTTAAATATAATTTGTGTACCTGCTGCATTATACGAAAAAGCTGTTGTAGCCACTCCATTTAGTGTAACTGAAATATCGGCTTGGCTTCGGTAAGTGAACCCAAGACTGTATGTAGTCGTACTACCTGTTTGTGTAAATCGTACAAAGCTATTTGCCATTTAGTATTCTCCAGTTCTTTCTAATAAGGGAAGTGATTAAGGCTTTTCGGGAAGAAATTCTTGCCCAAAAGCTTTCGTTGCATTTTGTATTCCAAGCATATTCTGAAGTACAAAAAGCTGTAATGTTTTGTTGTAAGTTTTCTGTGAGTAATCCTCATCATCGTATATCATTGCTTGCACTGTGCCTTTACTGGCCTCATATGCATTCATCAATAATTGGGCTGTTGGGTTACCAGTTAACATATTACTTGATAGTCCTGTTGAACGGTAACTAAAGATTGGGTCATCAGTAAAGAAGGTAGAGCCTGTATCGATTGTAGCAGGTAAGATAGAAGCCCATGCCGACCTTTGAAATGCAGCTTTACCCCAGTTTTGGTAAAACTCTTCATCGTTTTCACCAAACTTTTTTTCTAAGAATTTCTTACGTTCCTTCTTAGACATACCAACACTTTGTACATAAGTTTGCCCGTACCAAGCCATCCCTGCCATGAAAGAAGAAGTCATAAATTGTGTATAAGCTTGTAAGTCGTTTGATTTTAAACCGTGTAACAAATGTTTACCGTAAGCGGTTGTCATAAACCCTCTAAACTGCAATACAATTTTACCAGTTGTTGTGTCAGCAAAACCACCTGCAAAGATAGTTTCACCAATATCATTTTCTTGGATTGTACGTCTGCCCCATCGTGACATAGCTAAAGAGAAAGCATCTCTTACATCATCATCCCATTTTTCAATATTTAATTTTGTAAGTTTACCGCCTCTTGTACCTTTTGTTGTATCAGCAAATTGTCTAATACTAGCCATGATTGCATCCCGCATATCATCTGATATACCCAAGTCAGCGTATCGTTGTTCAGACATTTTACCAATATCCTTACTAAATACTTTACGACTGCCTAATGCACTAGTGCCGTCAAAAGCTTCATCAGCAAATTTCTGTAACATACCTTTCATAGCTAGGCGTTTCATCATCATGTTAACGCCATTCATGCCAGATACATCGGCAGTAAATCTTCCTAGATGGTCTAAGCCACGTTCAAACTGGCTCATGCTATCTTTACCAATACCTGCCCTTGCTCCAAAATCATCCATTGTATTTGTGATTTGGTTAAGCATTCTTTCGTTACCAAAGCCACCAAAGAACACTTCAAATTCATTTACTAATGCATCGTCAACTTCACCATCTTTATGACGCTTCAACATTTTTCTTAGTTCTGGTAAATGTCTAATAGTTTGCTTGAGGCCAATAGCAGATGTTAAGTTGCCAATCTCTGCTAACTGAGCAAAACCAACTTGGTTCATAACCCTAGCAAAGTTATATTTTCTAGCCACACGACCAAACGTAGACCAAGCACCACCAACATTATCTTCTAGTGGTTTACCTGTCAGATGGTCATAAACACTTTGCAATGCTTTCATTTCATTTTGTCTAAACAACTGGTCTTTACGAGACATATTGCCATTAAGTTTTTCTAGTTCTGTTTCTTTTTTCAATTGGTTTATTACTGAATCAAAATCTGCTCTAGATTTAAAACCTTTATTAGCTAGTGCAATTTGACCAGACAACGAATTGATGTAACTCAAGAATAATATTTCTGAATCATTTTCAAGAAAATCATCTATTCTTAATTCGGCATCAGCATATGTTTCGTCTAAATCAATACGTCTTTTAAACTGTGTGATACGTCCTGCTTTATCTCTGTCTGTTTTAAATACAGATGATAGCAACATACCAATGTCATCATTTGACATATCGGTATTTGTTCTAAGATATGATGCTAGGTCTTCACCTTTAGATTTTAAAATTCTGTCAAGGTTAACACCAAATGTACCTTCACCATCCATAACGTGGCGTAGTAAAAGCTTAGATAAATATTTAGTACGCTTGGCAAAAGCTTCGGCTGATTCTTCACTGCCTTTAGTTTGTTTCATAGACCGTGCAATAAATTCTTCTAATTTCTTTCTGCCTTTTCCAGGATATTTACGGTCAAACTTTTCTATTAGTTTGTGTACTTTTTTCTTAGACCAAGTACGAGTTAAGTAGTTTTTGTTTGCTTTAATATCTTCTGCACCTTTGACACCTACCTTTTGTGCAAGCGTTAGTACATCTTCATAAACTTGTGCTTGTACTTTAGCTACCTTGTTTGCTGCGGGCGATACGCCTGCACCACCATTACGAATTGACTTAGCAATTAGTTCATTAAACTCTTCTCTTGTAGCTTGTGAGTATAAATTTTTAACACTTAACTTACGCTCTTTTAAAAATTCTTTAAATGCAGGTACATAAGAACGGTAGTATTGCGTTCTAAATTTACCAGACTCAATATGTTTAATAGCGGTAGCCGTAGCTTCTCTAACTATGCCACCAGTAGCGTTAGGGTCTTCAGTTAGTATCTTAGCCATCTGACGCATTAGTGGACTTGACGATGAGTTCATTGCAGCAAAACGGTCAAACCTAAAGTATCTCATAACACTTTCAGAAAGACCTTTGTCTTTAGCAATTTCTGCTTCATCAAACATTTTCTTTGTTCTTAGAAATGCTCCAACTTCTTCATCAGTAGCGTTATCCATTACTGGTGATGAGTCATCAAGTTTACATTCTATCATTTACATTTCCTTATTTCGTTAGTTCCATCTTCATTCTTTACTACAATATATTCTTCACCGTCACGGACTTTGTGTTCTGTATGTCCATCAGTTCGTATTGTACCTTGGAATGTATCTACAGGTTCATCATCAAATAAATCCATTTGTGATTTTACTGTGGCGTTAGCATCAGTGTTCATAGCCTTTGTGCCTTTTTCTGTAAGGTTAAGACCTTCTTCTGCTATTACATCTTTTGTTACTTCTTTATCAAAATCATCTAAAGCTTTTAAGTACGCTTCATCTGTACCGCCCGGAGTTACTGTCTTATTACTTTTCCTAAGACTTGCAAAGAAACCACCAAGACCTGCTCCTAAGATTGCCGCATAATAAATATCTTCAACATCCATTGTTTCATTCTGGCTAACCAACACGGCCTCTAAAGCTGCGTTAGTTGTACCTGTCAATAAGGCTGCTCTAAGCATCCGACCAAGGCGTGTAACTTTAGCACCATAAATAAATGGGGCTGCCACACCTTCAGTAGCAATGGTTACTCCCAAAGCTACAGGGTCTAAAACACTGACACCAAGCATTGCTATAATTCCAGGAACTGTACCTTCAGCCATTATAGTCTTTAATAATTTTTCTTCGTCTTGAATCCTAGATGCAATAGAATGCATATGGGCAAGCGATACGGCTTCGCCTAGTGCATCAATATCATTAATTTCATATTGTTTTTGAATACTCTTAACTAATTCTACATCTAATTCTTTAAGTACAAAATCGGGGTCTGGTTTAAAATCTGCTTTATTTGCTGCATCATAAATAGCTTTACCTACCCATAGATGCTCCGCACCTGCTCCAATAACACTTTTGTTTGTAACACCAAAGAAGTCTGTTTCTGTTGAAAGCTTGTCTTTTAATGCTTCTGCATCAGCTTCTATTTTATCTACTTGTTTTCTTGTTAAGATTGGTTGTACTTTAGACCGCCCCCAATGAGGTTGACTAAAGACCATTGGTGAATTTTGTGTGTTCTCTATTGTAGACACCTTGTCTTTCATACTATCAAGGTCACCAAGAACTTCTTTTAGTGTACTATTTTTATATTTAGCTAGGGTAGCTTCTTTTGGTGTCAGTACTACAGGCTCAACTTTTTCTTTAGGAGCAACCAGTACACTAGGGTCAGTATAAGGATTTTTTTGTAGTGGAACTACTGGTGTAAAATCTTTTGAAATAATTGGTTTACCGTCAACCGTTGGTTCTTGAATATCTATACCAAGTGTCAACGCTTCACGCTTTAATTCATTATCTAATCTTGATGTATCAACTTCTGGTACTTCACCACTTACAGGTGTAACTACTTCTTCTGTTCCAGATGTGGTAAACATATTAGTTACACCATCAACAATTTGATTGACACCTTCTTTTTGTGCCTCACCTAAAGCAATCTGTGATTCACCGTAAGTTTGCATTACGTCACCAATGCCATCAACTACATTACCTGCAAAGCTTGTTACGTTGTCAGCAACATCACCTGCAATTTCTGAAGCACCGTCTACAAATTTATCAAAAAGACTATCTTGTTCTTGTGTACCGTCAGTGGTTACTTGATTTTTTTTTAATGGGGCAGCGACTGAAAAATCACCGCTTGAAGAAGCTGAGTGTATAGCGTTTCCTGTATTAACATTAGAGTTACTACCATCACTATAGTTATATGTAATTTGTGTACCTGTTCCGCTACTTCCAATATTGTATTTATTAATAACAGCAAGACCTAGTTCACTAGCTGCATTATTAAAATGTTTTACCCTACGAGAAACTAACCCATTCATCACTCCACTTTTGTCAGTCTTTGGGTCATTAGCAGAAATAATGTCAAGTGTATTGCCTAACGCACCTTTATAATCCCCTGCAACAATATCATTTCTATAACCAGTAAAAAGTTTTCCTGCATTCCATTGTTGGTCAAGCGTAATAATTTTCATGGATTTAGGTAGGTTATCCCAAGTATCTCCTCCAATATTATTAGCAATCTTACCGTGATGCCACACTAACATTTTTCTCGCTAGTTCTATATCAGATGCAGTTTTAGCAAACTCTTGTAACTCCTTGGGGATGTTTGTAATACCAAAACCTCTAGTACCACCACCACCTTCCAATGCCATTGCACGGCCTTTTGTGCCTTCATCTTCAGCAAGTATTTTTAGATACTCTTCTATAAATTCATTTGATAATGGCATTAATTATTCTCCATATTTTCTACAGGTTGTCTATTCATTCTAGTGTAGTGTTTACTTAAATTTCCTTCGCCATCTACCAAACCTTTTAAAACCCAAATAACCATATACTCTCCTGTAGGTTCTCCCGCTTCGTTATTAATTGCTCTAACTTCAATCGCTTTAGCATCCTCATTTAATTTGAATGTATACTGCAATCGCTCTACGGTCATGCCTTCTGGATAAACACTGTTGATTTTACTCATGTCGGTGTCCACACTAACTGCATTATTTGCATCTGGTTTTACTGACTTTTCTACTGCTTCATCTATTTTCTTTTGAATCACTATATTTTCTAATTGTTTAATTTTATTTTTGTAAGAACCTTTTACTAGGTTTTCAATATTTTGGTCAGCCATTGCTCCTGCTATAGTTTTCTCACCAGTGCCAAACACTTCTTCATGTGTGTATGTCATTCTAGTTTTAACCACTGTGCCATCTTGTTTTGTAAAATCTACCAAATCCAGGATAGGCTTACCTAAACTGTCAACCATAACAAACGTGCCATTTAAATATGGTACAAGAGTTAAATCATCGGCATCATATTGTGGGAATTGTTTAGCTACCTCAATTGCTAGAAAAGCACTTTTAGTTTCAAGGGCAGCCAAGTCTGTGCTTGCTAAAGGAAACTTACGCTTGTTCCAAACTTGGTCATTGATAACAACGTAAGTAGATTTAAGATGTTCTTCAGTAGCTTTTTCTGCACTATCAACATCCATGCCAGAGTTTAAATACATTTGCATTAAGCTTCTGCCATTTAACCTAGCTTGACCGTTTAAATTACCACCTTCTAACTCCATGTCATCTAGTGATTTATTTAAATCGGTAATGCTTATAACTTCTTTCCAATAATTATTACCTAGTTGTTGAGCCTTCCACGCTTTAACAGCCGCAGTAGACAAATCGTTTTCACCAGTTTCCATAAGAACATCAATAGATTTGTAATAAGCTTCTTGGGAATCGGACAAGTAATCGGCTGCGGGGTTATCTACAATTCCTTTTTGACTCATTTTTTTCCAAAGGTTGTAGCCCATAGTTACTCTGTCCATACCATCGGCATCATAGATTTCATCGTTGTTTGGAGCTGCAATACCGTTAAGAAGTATATCTTCCATTTGTGGTATAACGACACCATTTTTTCTAGCTAAATCCATTAACACATTGTTAGCGTAATTAGTTGCTATCACGGTTATCTGGTCTTCAGTAAGTGTTGTGCCTTTTAAAGTTTCATTATTAGGGTCTTTTAATTCAGCTATTTTCTTAGTAACTAAATCGTTAGTAATTATTTTAACACCACTTCTAAGGTCTTTTTTAGATAGGTTAGATGCTCTTGCATTACCATTCATTAAAGCGGTAGCAGGGGCTAAATCAATAATACTGCTCTTTGCAATCGTTCTAATCTGTTTAAGAATGCTTGCTGATTTATCTGCGGTTGAATTTGTATTAAGAAAAGAAGGCAATTCATTATCAGCACCACGTTTGTGGTTTAGATATGCCTCAACAGCTTTGAGTGTTTTTGGATTACCGTTAGATGTAACAATAGCTTGCTCTAACATATTAAGAAGAATGCTATTTGCTGCACTAGGATTAATAGGGTTTTCTTTACCCGATACTGTAGAGTAATCTTTCATCTTACCTACTTCATCACGCCAAGCATCTTCTACGTTAGCAATGATATCAACAATAGGGGCTGTAGGGTCAGCCGAAAAAGCTTGTTGGAATTTTGTATAGACAGTATTTTCTAAGGCTCTAATTTTACCGTCTTCTTGTGCTTTTAATTGCACACCTTTCCAAGAACTTTTAGCTTCTCCC